CACCCAATGGAAATGGATGATTGCTGGTGGGGTAATAATCTTAGCTTGGGTAATCTCCAACATTAAATTTGAGTCATTGGTAAAGTTGTTTATATAACTTGATACTTCATCAAGTTTCTGTTATAATAGTCGTTCATTAAATAATTTACTATATTATGTCTCTGTCTATTGATGTGAAGTATTTGCGGTTAATTTCTTCTCGTTTGCGTAACTTCAAACAGAAAGATACTAACCTATTCAATTTTTCTTGTAACTTCTGTGGTGATTCACAGAAAAATAAATCTAAAGCTCGAGGATATGTTTTCGAGAAATCTGGTGGTTTATTTTACAGATGTCACAATTGTGCAGCGAGTACGAACCTTGGCAATCTTATTAAACACACCGACTCAGCCTTATATCAAGAATATATCCTTGAGAGATACAAGGCCGGCGAATCAGGTAACTCCAATTACCAAAAGCCAACTTTCGACATACCACAACCCAAATTTGATAAGATCAAAAAGCAAACAACATTCGAATACGCAGATAGACTTTCGGACTTGCCTTCTGGACATTTTTGTTTAACATACGTACAAAAAAGAAAAATACCAGAAAAGTTTTTTGATAACCTCTATTTCACAACCAACTATGAGAAGTTCATTAAGAAACTCATACCTGATTGTGATAAAGAATTAGTACCTGATGCTCGTCTAGTTATACCTTTCTATGACCATTACAATGAATTAATCGCTGTAACTGGTCGATCATTGGAATCTGGAAGTAAAGTGCTTCGTTATGTTACCGTGAGAACAAACGATTCAAAAGATAAGTTATTGTTTGGTATGGATACAGTTGATTTAAATCAACCAGTAAGAATTGTAGAAGGCCAGTTAGATTCCTTGTTTCTAAATAACTGCATCGCTTCAGGTGATGGAAATCTTTCAATCGCAGCTAAGAATGTAGATTGCAAAGAAAAGATTCTCATCTATGATAATGAAAAAAGAAATAAAGAAATTCTAAAGATGATGCACAATTCGATAGAATTAGGTTATAAGGTAGTGATATGGCCAGATTATATTGAAGCCAAAGATATAAATGAAATGGTAATGTCAGGCATTTCACCTGACGCAATTGAAGAAATTATAAGTAATAATACTTTTTCTGGTTTGGAAGCACAAACTAGATTTACATTTTGGAAAAGAGTTTAACATGAAAGTTAATTTGATTAGTTATTCACAAATAGCACGAACATCAGGTGGTGGCATTGAAAAAGATTTACAAGAGTTAGTCGCTTTCTGTGCAAGAGTATCAAATCCCAGTAACCAATCAAATAAAGAAACAAGTGAGAAGTTAATTCGTTATCTCATCAAAAACCAACACTGGTCACCTTTAGAGATGGTGAGTATGTGTTTAGAAATTGAAACCACAAGAGATATTGCTAGACAGATGCTTCGTCACCGTTCTTTTTCTTTTCAGGAATTTTCACAGCGTTATGCTAATCCTGTAGAAGATTTGGATTTTGTGTATCGTGAAGCTAGATTACAAGATACAAAGAATCGACAAAATTCTATTGAAACGAATGATGATTACTTGCAAGAAAGATGGGAATCAGAACAAGCATCAGTAATTCTAAGAGCAAAACAAGCGTATGAGTGGGCTATAGAAAATGGTCTTGCAAAAGAACAAGCCCGTGTAGTTTTGCCAGAAGGTCTAACAGTATCACGTTTGTATATGAATGGAACCTTGCGTAGTTGGATACACTACATACAGTTACGTTCAGCAAACGGCACACAAAAAGAGCACATGCTCATCGCACGTAAATGTGCAGAAGTAGTTGCCAAAGTATTTCCGATGGCAAAAGAATTCACAGAAAATTAATAACAATAAAATTGGAGCAGCGAATGGAAGATATCATCAATGGTATTAAGGTAGACTATTCTCAAGATAGTTTGTTTGATGAGTTGGGTGTAAAAAGATTAAAAGAATCTTACATGAAAGAGGAAGAAAACTCTCCACAAGAAAGGTTTGCATATGTTTCAAAAGCTTTTAGTTCAAATGAAGAACATGCACAAAGACTTTATAATTATAGTAGCAAGCATTGGCTTAGTTATTCTACTCCCATTCTTAGCTTTGGCCGTAGTAAGCGTGGCCTTCCTATCTCTTGTTTCTTACCTTATTTGGATGATAGTGCTGAGGGCTTGGTCGATACGTTATCGGAAGTCAACTGGCTTTCAATGTTAGGAGGAGGAGTTGGAATTGGTCTTGGTATTCGTTCTGCTGATGATAAGTCTGTTGGCATTATGCCTCACTTGCGTACCTATGACGCTTCTTCTTTGGCGTATAGGCAAGGTAGGACCCGCCGCGGTTCTTACGCTGCTTATCTTGATATTAGTCATCCAGATATTCTTATTTTCTTAGAGATGCGTAAACCAACGGGTGATCAAAACATGCGTTGTTTGAATTTACATCACGGAATTAACATTACAGATGACTTCATGCATTTAATTGAAAAGTGTATGTTAGACCATGATGCAGATGATACATGGGAACTAAAAGATCCACATAGTGGTGAAGTACGTGACAAAGTTTCTGCGAGAGAATTGTGGCAACGTGTACTTGAAATGCGTATGATGACGGGTGAACCATATTTGCATTTTATTGATACAAGTAATCGTGCAATGCCAGAATTTCAAAAGAAATTAGGTCTATCAATTAAACAAAGTAATCTATGCAGCGAAATTATTTTACCAACCGACAAAGAAAGAACTGCTGTTTGCTGTCTTTCGTCATTGAATTTGGAGTATTTTGATGAGTGGAAAAATGATAAACTTTTTTTACGGGACACGGCTGAAATGCTGGATAATGTACTTCAGTACTTTATTAGCAATGCTCCTGATCACATTAGCCGAGCCAGGTACTCTGCTATCCAAGAGCGCAGCATTGGTGTGGGGGCTCTTGGTTTTCACGCTTATCTACAGAGAAATGGCATACCGTTTGAGTCGGCGCTGGCAACATCTTCAAACAATAAAATATTTAAACACATACGAGAAGGATTAAATGAAGCGAATCTTCAATTGGGTGCTGAACGAGGTGAAGCACCGGATGCTAGAGGCACCGGACTACGTTTCAGTCATCTTATGGCCATTGCTCCTAATGCTTCTAGCTCTATTATCATGGGCAATACTAGCCCTTCTGTTGAGCCTTATCGTGCCAATGCCTATAGACAAGATACTCTTTCTGGAGCCTACTTAAATAAAAATAAGTATTTGGATAAGTTAATCAAGGAGAAATGTGATGCCGACAGCAAATTGGATTATCAAGAAATCTGGTCATCTATCATTGCAAACGATGGTTCCGTCCAACACTTGGATTTCTTGGATGAATGGACCAAAGATGTCTACAAAACTAGTATGGAAATTGACCAAAGATGGATTGTGGACCACGCAGCTAACAGACAAAATTACATTGACCAGGCGCAATCCATTAACCTCTTTTTTAGACCTGATGTAAATGTAAAGTATCTACATGCTGTACACTTTCAGGCTTGGAAACAAGGACTCAAAACACTTTATTACTGCCGTAGTGAGAAATTGGCTAAAGCAGATAAAGTGTCAAAGAGAATCGAAAGAAAAGTGATCGAAGAAATTGATTTGAAGGCTTTAGCAACAGAAGATGTTTGTTTAGCTTGCGAAGGATGATTGATATAAAGTGTCAACAATTGCATTATTTGTGCAACACCCGAAATGTTCGGTTCAATCGTGCAATGGTATAATCAAAGCACTAGGACCGAACTATACATATAAATTATTTACTAAACATGAAATCGAAAACGACTTTTTTGATAATGTGGATCTCTTGTGTTTTCCTGGTGGTGTTGGCGACAGTGATGCTTTCGATACATATTTTAGGCATCACGGGAGTTTTATCCTTGACTACATCAAATCTGGTGGCAGATATCTTGGGATATGTATGGGTGCCTATTGGGCTGATAAACATTATTTTAATATACTGTACGGAGTTGAATCAAAACAATATATTAAAAGACCAAACACCTGTACCAGACGATCATACAGTAAAGCAATTGAATGTAACTGGAACGGCACAGATGATAGATTCTTCTTTTACGATGCACCTACATTTATCGGAGAAGAATCGAATTATGAAGTTGTAGCGAGATATAAAAATGGAGATCCAGCCGCAATTATACAAGGTCGTATAGGTTTGATTGGACCCCATCTCGAAGCAGAAGAATATTGGTATGATAAACCTTATTTGCATCGTCACTGGAATAATGGTAAACATCATACATTATTAAAACAATTTGTTGACAGATTGATGGAGAAGTAGTATGATAGGTGAAATCATTATGTGGGGTTTCTTTTCAGCATGGGGTTGGTTTGGTGCTTCATACATTAAAGAAAAAATATGGCCAGAAAAACCAGCAATAGTACAAGAGGAAAAAAAGAATGAGCAAAAGTAAAGATTACAGCAATTTTGAAACACAAAAAGAAATATTATTGGATTATTTACAAGTAATGATTGCGATTGAAGATTGGCATGGCGTATCAGATGTGGCAAACGATTTGCGTGAATTGGAAGCAAAACAAAATGTAAATTACAAAAGCAAATAAGGAGATATTATGGCTAAGCAAACCGGAACAAGTAAACACAAATCAGTACACAAAAGAACTAAACAGGGTGGACAGAAAAAAACCTCCTCCATGAATAAAACAGAAAAAACATCAAATAAAAAATATAGAGGTCAAGGTCGATGAAAAAAGTTTTAAGATTTACAGCATCATGGTGTGGACCATGTAAAATGCTAGCTAAAACATTAGAAGAAGTTGAAACTAATGTACCAATTGAAGTGATTGATATTGATGTCAATCCAGAAATTGCAACAGAATTTGGCATTCGTAGTGTACCAACATTGGTAATCGTTGAAGATAATATGGCATCAAAAAGACTCATAGGAAATAAAACAAAACAAGAACTAGAGGCATTCATCAATGATTAAAAAGCACGACACAAAACTAACGGACGAAAGAACCGCATTTAAACCATTCGCATATCCTTGGGCATATAATGCATGGTTGCAACATGAACAAGCTCATTGGCTTCATTCAGAAGTTCCAATGATCGAAGATGTAAAAGATTGGAAAAACAAATTAACAACAGAACAGAAACAATTTCTCACACACATTTTTAGATTCTTCACACAAGGCGACATTGATGTGGCAGGTGGTTATGTAAAGAATTATCTTCCTTATTTTCCTCAACCGGAAGTAAGAATGATGTTACTTGGTTTTGCAGCTCGTGAAGCATTACACATTGCAGCATACTCACACTTGATTGAAACATTAGGATTGCCTGATACAATGTACAATCAATTTTTAGAATATCAGGCAATGAGAGATAAACATGATTACGTACTTAATCTTAGCTCACAGAATGGCGATGCTGCTTCTACTGCTACTCACATTGCAGTATTCTCTGCTTTCACCGAAGGGATGCAATTATTCAGTTCCTTTATCATGTTACTTAACTTCCCACGCAACGGTACGATGAAGGGTATGGGACAAATCGTTACTTGGTCTATTGTTGATGAAACAATGCACGCCGAGAATATGATTAAATTGTTCCGTACATATGTGGAAGAAAACAAAGAAATTTGGAATGATGATTTAAAATCGAGAATATATACTATTGCAGAAAAAATGGTGGAACTAGAAGATAAATTTATTGACCTAGCTTTCGAGATGGGTCCAATGGAGAACCTAGATGCAGAAGATGTTAAGCGCTATATTCGCTATATTGCTGACCGTAGGCTTATTTCTCTTGGTCTTAAAGGGATTTTCAAGGTAAAGAAAAATCCATTGCCATGGGTTGAAGAAATGATTAATGCTCCTATTCACGGAAACTTTTTCGAAAATCGTGTTACTGATTACGCAAAAGGTGCCTTGTCGGGACAATGGGAAGAAGTTTGGGGTAAAGCAGCTTAAAAGGAGAAAAAGTGATGAAATGGAAAAATGATTTAATAAAAGATATTAGATATCTTACACCTTGGGATGATAGTGATGGAGATCCAAGAATAGAATTTAGGGGTTGGGCTGAGGTAACTGAAGCGAATAGAATGGTCTTAAGAGATAGATTTTTGAGAGTTTCTGAAAATTGTTCCGCTATACTTGAAATCGGAGTCAATAGAAATGGAGAAAATTCATTTACACAAGTGTTGTTGAAAAATAAGAAAAAAGAAACTATCTATATTGGAATAGATATAGATGATAGAGAATATCTAAACAATGAAGAAGAAAATATTCATGTTATAAGAGGTGATAGTTCCAACTATGAAGAAAATATGAAAATAATAAATCAAATTTTTGAAAAATGTGGAGCAACTAGAAAAGAATTTGACTTTATTTTCATCGACGGGTGGCACAGCGTTAATCAATGTTTAAAAGATTGGGAATACACAAACATTTTAGGAAAAAATGGAATTGTTGGACTTCATGATACAGCATATCATCCTGGTCCAAAAGTATTCATGAGAAATTTAAATAAAGATGAATGGGCTGTTGAAGCAAACGTGATTGAAACTTCTAACGATTGGGGTATTGGTTTTGCATGGAAAAAAGATACCAATAATTGGAATCCAGTTCCCGAAGGATATGAATGGAAAGTAGATCCTCCAAATATGTATTAATTGATTTATGACAATCCGATGACGGTTTTGTTACAATCCCGTTTAAGGATCATGATTTCATAGATAAGTGTGATATTGTGCAAAGGCACAATTCTTATAGGAGAAATCATGAGAAAGTTACTTTTATCTTTATTGTTATTTACAGGAGTCGCATCCGCAGCAGAATTAACTGGCGCTGGTGCGACTTTTCCATTTCCAATCTATGCTAAGTGGGCAGAAGCATATAAAGCATCCACTGGCATTGGTCTGAATTATCAATCAATCGGTTCTGGTGGTGGTATCAAACAAATCAAAGCAAAAACAGTTGACTTTGGTGCAAGTGATATGCCATTGAAGCCTGAAGAATTAGACAAAGAAGGTCTAGTGCAATTTCCAGCAGTAATTGGCGGTGTAGTACCAGTATTCAATCTTGACGGTGTAGCAGCAGGTCAATTAAAATTAACACCAGAAGTTATTGCAAACATTCATCTTGGTAAAATCACAAAGTGGAACGATAAAGCAATTGTTGATTTGAATCCTGGCGTCAATCTACCAGCATTAGCAATCACAGTTGTTCATCGTGCAGATGGTTCAGGCACTACATTTATTTGGACAAACTTTTTAGGTAAAGCAAACGCTGATTTTGCAAAAACTGTTGGCGAAGGCACAGCAGTAAAATGGCCAGTTGGTGTAGGTGGTAAAGGTAATGAAGGTGTTGCTGTTCAAGTACAAAGAATCAAAGGTGCATTTGGCTATGTAGAATATGCATATGCAAAAAGAAATAAAATTGCACACGCACAATTAAAAAATCGTGATGGTGTTTTTGTACAACCAAGTGACGATTCATTCAAAGCCGCAGCAGCAAACGCAGATTGGGCTAATGCACCAGGAATGTATTTGTTGCTCACATGGCAAACAGGTAAAGAAGCATGGCCAGCAACAGGCGCAAGTTTCATTCTCATGCACAAACAACAAGCAGATAGTTTGACAGGTCGTGCAGTTTTGAAATTCTTTGATTGGAGTTGGAAGAATGGTGCCAAGATGAGTGAAGAACTAGAATATGTTCATTTACCACAATCAGTTATTAAATTAAATCAGGACAATTGGAAAAAAGACTTAAAAGGTCCTGACAACAACCCAATTTGGAAATAAGGATAAATTATGAAACTATTTAAAAAATTATCTATCGTAGTTGCACTTGCAGCAGTAATTCCTGCATATGCTGATGAGTATAAAGATACATTGAATATTCTAAGAGAGAAGAATATAATCACTCAAAAAGAATATGAATCAAAACTCAATGCATATGAAGAAAAAGAAGAAAACAAAAAGTTTGCAGAACAAAGAATCGACAAAGATGTTAGTGATTCGGTCAAATACAGACAAGCAAGAGCAAACGATGGTTCAGTCACAGAAAATGGAATCGGACTCAAAAGCAAAGATGGAAACAATACGGCACAGTTTACAGGTCGAATTCATATGGACTATCGCCAATACACACCAGATTATGGTGTCGGCCAAACCACGGATTCGTATCAAAACTTAGCCGAAGTTCGCCGTGCAAGATTTGGTGTTCGTGGACAATTTGCAAAAGACTTCAAATATCAATTGTTAGCAAACTTTGGTGCAAGTGATGGCTTTAGTTCTACATCATCAACAGCAGATGAGATGTGGGTAAACTATGCAGCAAATCCAGAAATGCAATTTCAATTTGGCTTATTCAAGATGCCATTTAGTCTTGAACAAATGACAAGTTCAAACAATCTAGATTTTATGGAACGTAGTTTGATTGGTCAGAATGATACTGAATTTATTCCTGCAAAAGAAACTGGTTTCATGTTACATGGTGTGCCAAAACCTGGCCTTACATATGCTATAGCAGCAAGTAGAGGCAAATCCAATAAGAGCGCAGAGTTCGATGGACTTGATTATATTGGTCGTGTAACAACTAATATTGCTGAACTAACAGGCAGCAAAGCATACACTGCACACTTGGGTGCAGCATACAGCACAGGTGAAATTAAAAGTGGCGTTGCACCAGCCAGTGGTAGAACAGAATCTCGTATGCAGTCTGGTTGGTTTACAGGTTCCGCATTGAGTGGTGCTACTACAAGAACACGCCAAGGATTAGAAGCAGCGTTTGCATATAACGGTTTCAAAGTTCAAGGCGAACAGTTCAATTTTAAATATGATGCTGCAACAGGTAGTGACCAAGAAATCAAAGGGTACTATGTACAAGCAGTTTATAATTTAACTGGCGAATCACATGCATACAAAGATGGTGCGTTTGGTTGGATTAAACCAAATAATCCAATCGACAAAGGTGGTCGTGGTGCGTGGCAGGTTGGTGTACGTATGAGTGAGTTTGATGCAAGTGATGTATCCGTTGCAACAGGCAAGTCAAATCGTGCTACTGCTATGACATACGGTCTAACTTGGTTTTGCACTGACAATCTACGTTTCATGCTCAACTACGTAGATACAAAGTTTGATGCATTAGTTGGTAGTTCTGGTAGTCGTGTAAATGGTGAAAAAGCAATTATGTTTAGAAGTCAATTAAGTTTCTAAAATTTTTTTGTTATATTAAAAGCCTCGTAAGAGGCTTTTTTTTCGTCTAAATAAAGATCGAAGGAGAAATCTATGATCACAATGACTGAACTCGCATCTCGCAAAACTTTAAACTCTTTAAACAAAAGAGGAAAAGGATTAGGTATTAAGGTTGGTGTTAGAACCACAGGTTGCAGTGGTTTGGCCTATACCTTAGAATATGTTGATAGTGTATCGGATACAGATACTATATACGAATCTAACGGTGTTAAAATTTTTGTTGACCCAAAACATATTCCTTATCTGAACGGAATGGAAATAGATTGGAAAAGAAATGGACTCAATGAAGGTTTTGATTTTATAAATTCTTTAGAAAAGAATCGATGTGGTTGTGGTGAAAGTTTTAATATTTAAGGAGAAAGAATGAAATTAACAAAAATACTTTTAATTGGTCTATTATCTTTCGCTGGTATAGGAAATGTTTATGCTGACAAAACAGCAAAAGGTGTAACGTATGATGCACAAATTGTACGGGTAAATGATGGTGATACTGTAGTGATTGCAGCACCCTTTTTACCTTTGCCATTAAAACCTGAATTAGCAGTTCGTATCTATGGTGTAGATACGCCAGAAAAAGGCCATAGAGCTCAATGTCCAAGTGAAGATCAACGTGGTCAAGCAGCAACTGTGTTTACTAAAAATCTAGTTGCAAAGTCCATTAAACGACAAGTCACACTCTATGGTTGGGATAAATTTGGTGGTCGTGTCTTGGGTGATATGATTCTAGATGGTCAAAGTCTCCGTAGTATGTTGATTCAAAACGGTTTCGCTCGGGAATATTTTGGTGAAGCCAAACAATCTTGGTGTCAATAATGGCTTCGTTGAAACACACTTGTGGGGCATGTTCCTCAGAGTTTACAATTAAATATGATGAAAGTAAATGTGAAGATGATCCACACTACTGTCCATTTTGCGGTGAATATTTAATTGAAACTGAGGATTTTGGTGATGATGACGAATGACCTGGTATTTTCATAATACAGGTGAAGAATTTACCGAAGAAAATATAGACGGCCATTTTGGGTTTGTATATCTAATCACACATACTCAAAGTGGTCGTAAATATATTGGTAAAAAATTCTTCACCAAATCTAAGACTACACAAGTTAAAGGTAAGAAAAAGAAAACCCGAGTATCGTCTGATTGGATGACATACTGGGGTTCTAATTTATTACTACAAGAAGAAGTTAAAAAAAATGGTGAAGATCAATACGTAAGAGAGATACTTCACCTCTGTAAAACTAAATCAGAATTGTCTTATTACGAAACGTGGGAGATATTCTCTCGCCACGCACTATTGAATGAATCTTACTACAATCAATGGGTTTCTTGTAAGATTACAAAAAAACATTTACTTAAGTAATTTTGTATTGTTTTCAGGATTCATTGACAACATATTGGAGAATATCTTCTGAGTTTCTTCATTAGATTTCACCATCTCATTCCTAAAACTTTCAACAGCTGCACCAGTTTGACGAGACATTCCTGAATTTTCAATCAGTAACATAGGAATAAAAGTCATAGCACAATTCCATTCTTCAACTTGCTTACCTGTATTGATATCATAACCTTCAACTTTAGTAAACCATGCACATTTAAACTGTACACATTCTTCTTTCATTATAGGACAAAATGTTCCTGGTTTTAATTGCATAATATAATCTCCTTTAAACAAACCAAGTAATAATAGAATATCTAGTGCCTTTGATTACAGGCATGATTTCGTGTGGATACATAAAATTTGAAGGGAACATGATTACTGATCCTTTCTTTAAATTATAAATCAACTCTCTATCAAAGAAAGCAAATTCTCCACCTCCAAAATCATCATTTAGTGCGAAAGAACAAGACACTGCTCTAGGATGTTTTTTGTATGAATCTGTATGTTGCCGGTAAAATTGCCCTACCTCATACTTTAATAAATCATATCCAGAATCTTCTTCTATTTGACTTAGTGGGAAAATATCATTATATTTTCTAATGACCTCATTTGCAACTTTATAAAGTCTATCATCTAAAAGTTTTCTTATTTCGGGATTTTTTAAAATTGTATTTTCGTGTGAAATAGGAATTGTATTTACATTTCTAGCATTTAAATTCATTTCCTCGTATCCTACTCCAGCAAGACACCAATTATCATCATTCTTATACTCATTTATAATTTCATCACATAGTGAGTAGGGAATAATATCTTCATAAATTTGAATGAAATCTGATATTTTATTTTTGGAGTTTATTTTAACTGGTGTTGTTTTTTCTTGTTTCACACTTTCTTCTTTTTTGATTGGAGAATCTTTTTTCTTATCAAAATAAGTATAAGCTTTATCACCTCTACTTCTTACATAATGTAAAAATACCTGAACATATTCTTTACCTAAAAATTGATTTCTCCAATGATCAGCAACACATCCCAAATAAAGCATTGCATCACCTGGTTTTAGAATCAATTCAACTTCATTACCATCAGGAGTTTCAATATAAATTGGCCAATCTTCATCACCATCTAAATGTACAGTTAAACTTATTTCGCAAGCATCTCTATCCCTATGTCTTTCCAAAACACTACCATCTTTATACACTCTAGCATAACTATATGTTGGTAAAACGGTTTCACCTATAATTGTGCTCACCGTTGGTACTTTATCACATAGCATTTCTAAAAAGTCTATGAAATTATATTCCGCTGAAGAATTTGGAGCTTGATTGTCTCCTTGAACCTCATTTTGTTTACAGTGACTTTTGAAGTTGGAAGCCATGACTTTTGCAGCGGCTTCACTAATGAAGTTGGGAATATAGATATAATTATTTTCAGTTAATGATTTATTCATAATATAATCACTTTTTAATTTAATTGTTTTCTGCTGCAGCTGCGGCTTCATCAGCAGCATCTGATGCCGCTAGTGCAGCTTGTTTTATATTATATGCTTGCAACCATACATCATAACAGTTGATAGCCCATTGTGGTAATTCAGTTATATTTTCATTAGGATCGGTCGATCTAAATTCTAACCAACCAGATCCTTGGCCATATTGCAATCCATTTAGATGGGAATTTTGTTTATCTGGCCAAATGGGATTATTCCATTGTAATGCATGTATATTATCTGGTATTCCACATTGAGATAAGTCTAACTCTGATAAACCTTCTTGGTCTGTAACGACAATACCATCAACAGGAATTACTACTAATTTATGTGTTTGAATCATAAAAATTGCCTTTCGGTTAAAAACGAATATACTATTATATATGAATTAGTTTAAAGAAGCAATAATAACATCAATATAATTTACACCTATTGTAGAATTTGGACCAAAAACATTACCACTAGCGGTAATTGTAATTGAGTGATTGTGCGCTCCTGAACTACCTACTGATGCGCCTATCGGCCCACCGGCCGGTACGGCAGTAGTCATAACGGGTACAGCAGGAGTTATTGGAGATGTAGCATTTGTGGGTGTGGTAGCAGTTCCAATAGCAAATCTATTTGTTGATGGCGCAACAGCATGAAGGTGATATGGTAACTGAGCTCCAGTTAAGGTATGGTTACCTACTGTATAAGGAACAGCAACCGATGAAAAAATATATGATGTAGTATTAAAACCTGTTGTGAAATCGACAGTACCTCCAGAACTCAAAGACGATCCATTTACTACTCGAAGTGCGTGATTATTATAATTCACAGTTTCTTTCGTCCAACCAGTGGGTGCGGATGTTTGATGAAAAATTGTTGTTGTTCCAGAATCAAAAATAGCCACGATTAACTCCTAACCGCTATAATAGTGTCAACATATTTTATATTCAAATTTATTTCTGAATTAACTCCACTCTGATTAATTGAACCAGTAACGGCTACAGTTCCAATTGGATGAGTATGTGATCCTCCACCACCAGGGTTATTACTAAAAGTAACTGGTGCTCCCGCTGGGGTACGAGCTACGTTCGTATTACCTGCACCACCTCGTCTAGTTAACAATGCGGATGGGTGTGTTATGGTAGTGTGATTATGCGTTGTCATTGCCGCATCGTCTATCACAGTGGCGTTTACAGCAGAATAAGAAAGTCCAGGTGCCGGTACACCAATGCTATTATAATTTTTAAAAACTGTAGAAAAAGACTCTCCTGTAGTTCTATTAATAACAGAACCGGTAGTTACTCTTAGTGCATAATTATCATATGTAGTATCTTTTGTCCATCCCGTTGGTGGAGTGGTCATTTTCATTATTGTTCTTGATCCTGATTCTATAACTAATGCCATATTAAGTCCTTGTTGCTAAAATTGAATCCACATATTTAATAGCTAAATTTACTGTGGTGAAGGTTACAGGACTTGTTGCTGGATTTAACGGATGATCATGAGCAGTTGCTGTAACTCCAGGATTAACACCACCTGGATTTACCACACCAGGTGTAAAATTGTTAGATACTGTTCTGGCTATTGATGGTCCTGGTATTACAGGAGAAGTTGTGCTGGCAGCAACAGTTGCTGCAGCAGGATAAGGTCCGTGGTTGTGGGAGGGTATCATACTAGATGTAAGTGATGTTCCTCCTACAGTTCCAGTTACCGATAGACTACCTGTTAAAGATTTAGATGACATAACGGAAGAAAATCCTGATGATCCTCCACTTGATACTGATCCTGTAACACATCGTAAAGTATAATCGGTATCTGAAGTGTCTTTAACCCATCCTGTTGGTGCGGATCCTTGTAAAACAAAGACCATAGTGGCACCTTGATAATTAGCTTGCTCTGGATCAGTTGCTACCGAACCAATTACAGAATTTAAAACGAATGTGTTTATCGAAGATAATCTAGGCATATTTAACCAAATGTAATCTCAGAACCAAATACAGACCATGCAGATCCTATTCTTAATAAATTAAATGAATAAAATTCAGTTTTGTTTGCTGTTGGTGTGGGTGCTGCACCGCCAGCCCAATTAATTGTTTGTGCTGCGCCATCTATTTGTACGGCATTTGGTATATATCCTGTTGCACCTTGTACTATAACAATCGTAACTGTAATAGATCGACTTGTTGTGGTTGGTACATTTGTAAAATTCGCAGTAAAGTTTGCTGCAGCACTTGTGTGATAAAAAACAGAACCATCAGTTAAGTTATGAGTTACTGTTCCTGTAGCACCAGTTAATGTACTTAAAACTTCTGTTACTTCTTGTAAAGTGGTGAATCCTGTTACTGTTAAATCACCAGAAATTGTACCACCAGCTGTAGCTAGTCGAGTGTTTGCAGAAGCAAAAGCACCATTAGCATACAAACTCGCTGATGTTACAGTGTTAGCGGTAGTGAATGATGAATTAGCATATGATCCAGCTGTTACAGCTTTACTATCTGCGGTATTTGCTACACCAAATGCCGAATTAGCATATGATCCAGATGTTACTGCTTTACTGTCGGCAGTATTAGCTGAACCAAATGCCGAGTTAGCATAGTTACCAGCTGTTACAGCCTTACCATCAGCGGTAGATGCATTTGTTGTAGCAGTATTAGCTTGACCATAAGCTGAATTAGCATATGATCCAGCACTTGTGGCCTTTTGATCAGCAGTAGTAGCATTGGTAGTTGCTGTATTAGCTTGAGTATAAGCTGAATTAGCATAGTTACCAGCTGTTACTGCTTTACTGTCAGCAGTAGCAGCATCGGTAGTTGCTGTATTTGCTTGCGTGTAAGCTGAATTAGCATATGATCCAGATGTTACTGCTTTACTGTCTGACGTATTAGCAACACTAAATGCAGAGTTAGCATAGTTACCAGCATCAACAGCTTTAGAATCAGCTGTAGATGCATTTGTTGTAGCAGTATTCGCAGCAGCAAAAGCACTATTAGCATAGTTACCAGCTGTTACTGCTTTACCATCAGCTGTAGCAGCATTAGTAGTTGCGGTATTAGCTTGAGTATAAGCTCCATTAGCATAAGATCCTGCTGTTACAGCTTTACCATCAGCAGTTGCAGCATTAGTCGTAGCAGTATTAGCTTGACCATAAGCACTATTAGCATAGTTACCAGCTGTTACAGCTTTACCATCAGCTGTAGATGCATTTGTTGTAGCAGTATTAGCTTGAGTATAGGATGAGTTAGCGTAATCACCTGCCGTTAAAGCTTTAGAGTCAGCAGTAGTAGCATTGGTAGTTGCTGTATTAGCTTGACCATAAGCTGAATTAGCATAGTTACCTGCTGTTACTGCTTTACTATCTGAGGTATTAGCTAAAGCAAAGGCAGCATTAGCATATGATCCAGCTGTTACAGCTTTACCATCAGCTGTAGCAGCATTAGTTGTGGCTGTGTTTGCTTGACTATAAGATGAATTGGCATAACTAGATGCAGCATTAGCAGTGTCTCTAGCATATTGGTCTGAACTACTGGCGCCTGTATTAGCGGCTGCAAATGCCGCATTGGCGTATGTTCCAGCCGTTACAGCTTTTTGGTCTGCTGTATTAGCTGCAGCAAAAGCGCCATTTGCATATGAACTAGAACTTACAGCTGTTTGACTAGTAGTGTTAGCTGTATCATATAAAACTTTAATTACATTTGCGGAAGTTAAATTTGCAAATGTCAGATTACCTGAACCATCGGTTCTAATATAATCATCATTTGAACCACCTGTAATATGAAGGTTTGCAATTGGTCCCAATAAAACACTCTTTGCGATACTTGAATCTACATTAGAACGAATGTTAATCGTATTGCTTGAACCAATGATACGCATTTGTTCATTTTCTTCATTCATGCCACCAGCAGTAAATATGACATCATTTTCTAAAAGTGTACCAATTACAAGGCCACCACCGCCCGTGACTGTATTGCCAGACACATACAAGTAACCATCATTTGGACCAACTAACGTAAATTCAGGATCGGCATGCAGACTACTAGCAATACCCATGTCAATATAAGTATCATTTTCAGTACCGTTATCGGCCGTAGCAACATAATCAGATGATGCGTTATTTCCAGGATTAATGTTTTGAATGTTTATTTGAGAGTAATTATCCTCATTTGTTGATGCTTGAAATACTGTATGTGGCTGATAGTCATATCCAACAGGAATACCAGCATATAATGCGTTATGCCCGTTCGCTTCACCAAAAAATTGACCACTATTACCAGTGACAGTTACAGAAGTAACATTTCCTGTAAAACTAACATTTCCTAAGACACTAAGATCATAGAGGATAGTAACGTTACCAGAGATTGTGCCGCCCGATGAACTAAATTTGGTGTTGGCATCAGCAAATGCAGCGTTTGCGTAAATTGCTGTTGTGTTTGCTGCACCAAAAGCTGAGTTAGCATAACTACCAGCACTCACTGCTTTACTGTCAGCAGTATTCGCTGTATTAAAAGAAGAATTGGCATAACTTGATGCCGCATTAGCAGTATCTCTAGCTAAAGTATCTGGCACTCCTGTATTTGCGGCCGCAAATGCTGCATTAGCATAAAGACCAGAACTATTAGCAGTATAAAATCCTGAATTGGCATAACTAGATGCAGCGTTTGCAGTATCTCTAGCCCAAGAATCGGTAATACCACTATTGGCCACAGCAAAAGCAGCATTAGCATAGTTACCAGCAGAAATAGAATTGACATCTGCTGTGTTGGCAATACCAAACGCTGCATTAGCATAACTGCCAGCTGTTACTGCTTTACCATCAGCTGTAGCAGCATTTGTAGTTGCAGTGTTTGCTTGAGTATAAGCAGAGTTAGCATATTGTCCTGCATCAACAGCTTTACCATCAGCTGTAGCAGCATTTGTAGTTGCTGTATTAGCCACACTAAAGGACGAATTAGCATATGATCCTGCACTTACAGCTTTACTGTCGGCAGTTGCTGCATTTGTAGTTGCTGTATTTGCTTGTGTGTAAGCTGAGTTAGCATAACTACCAGCACTTACCGCTTTACTGTCAGATGTATTTGCTTGAGTATATGCTGAGTTAGCATAGTTACCAGATGTTACTGCTTTACTATCTGCGGTATTTGCTTGAGTGTATGCTGAGTTAGCATAACCACCAACATCAATAATTTTAGAATCTACTGTGTTAGCAGCACCATAAGCACTGTTAGCATAAACTCCGGATGATACTGCTTTGCTGTCGGCAGTCGCAGCATTTGTAGTTGCAGTGTTCGCAACACCAAATGCCGAGTTGGCATAGTTACCAGCTGTTACTGCTTTAGAATCAACAGTGTTGGCCTCACTGAAGGCAGCGTTGGCATAAATGCCAGCTGTTACAGCCTTACCATCAGCGGTAGATGCATTAGTGATTGCGGTATTAGATTGACCATAGGCTGAGTTAGCGTATTCTCCAGCACTTGTGGCCTTTTGATCAGCTGTAGTTGAATTTGTTGTTGCTGTATTAGCTTGAGTATATGCTGAATTGGCATAAGATGAACCACTATTAGCGGCACCAAATGCTGAATTAGAATATGATGCAGTACTTACAGCTTTATCATCAGCTGTAGCAGCATTGGTTACGGCCGTATTGGCTTGACCAAAGGCAGTATTAGCATATTCTCCAGCACTTACTGCTTTACTATCGGCTGTTGCAGCATTAATAGTTGCGGTGTTTGCTTGACTGTATGCTGTATTCGCATAGTTACCAGCTGTTACTGCTTTACCATCAGCTGTAGATGCATTTGTTGTGGCGGTATTAGCTTGACTATACGCAGAGTTAGCATATGATCCCGCATTTACAGCTTTAGTGTCTGCCACTCCAGCATTTGTAGTTGCATTGTTGGCCTGACTGTATGCTGAGTTTGCATAACTACCTGCTATAACAGAAGTATTGGCTTTATTGAAGGCCGAATTCGCTTCGTTAAATGCACTATTAGCATAAAAAGCGGCACTATTCGCTGTATCTCTAGCGTAACTATCTATGCTACCCGATGATGCTGTATTCGCCGCAGAAAATGCCTGATTGGCGTAAGATGCTGCGGAGTTAGCCGCAGCAAAAGCAGAAGATATGTTTGCTGCTACTTCTGTACTTAAATCGGACTGTTGAATTGATCCTGGTTCAATTAATCCGCCTGTTAGTTGTGTTAATGGCATATCTTTTTCTTTTTATTTTTCGTGATTAGAAAGTAATTGAACCTGAACCTGTGAAAGTATAAATTTTAAATCCACCAGAAATTGTTAGTGTTGGAGATCCTGTGGTCGAAGCAGCATCCAGAAAATTTGAAGTATATCTTATAATTACAATTCCGGAACCTCCTGCGCCTCCATTTCCAGTGCCTCCAGGACTATAAGAACCGCTGGCGCCGCCACCGCCGGTGTTTGTAGATCCACTTTGCCCTGCGCTTCCATTAGTACCTCCATCACCCGCTCCTCCTTTTTGAGAAGTTGTAGTAGTTCCTCCTCCGTATCCAGCCCTAGTCAGAGCTGTTGCTCGAGTGTCTTGTCCTGAGCCACCGCCGCCGGCATAATATGTTAAAGTTCCAGATATTGATGATTGAAGTGCTAATCCTCCATCAGAGGCGACAGTTACACCTGTTGTCCATGTTTGTCCGTTACCTCCTGCTCCTCCACCTCCACCGGATGAAAATCTAGTAGAACCATCACCAGTTGCTGCACCGCCGGCATTTCCTTGGCCGGAACTTTGCACGGTGCCACCTGCGCCTCCGCCAGTAAACGTACTCAATCCACCGCCGCCGCCTGATCCACCGGTACCACCACTAGCACCATTATAAGATCCAAAACCTCCTCCTATAGCAGTGACGCTACTAAAAACTGAGTTAGAACCTTTAGATCCACTGGCCGTGGTGCCTCCATTACCACCCGCGCCAACAGTAACAGTTAAAGAAGAACCTTTGGTTATAGAAAAATTAGTTGCTGTTAAAAGTCCTCCAGCTCCACCACCTCCAGAGGATGATCCGTATCCACCACCACCGCCACCCGCAACTACCAAATACTCGACCGTGGGAGTAGTTACGTTGCGCGAAGGATTCGAGGTGTCTCTTCTATTAAATCTTTGTGATCTAATATTTTGTTCTACAAATGACTTGATCGCCATATTACGTTATCTCTGATCCAAAAATACCAAATGAAACATTAGATGATGAAGTATAAACAGTAACCACATCAGTATTTCCCAAAGTCAATCCCAAAGTCAATGCGATACTATCCACCGATTGAACCACATTGTTGTTTGTAATATAGTGTTTTGCAGCAATAGCTTCTCCGGCTGGGCGTACCGCAATACTATAATTTGCATTTGCGGAAGTATTGGCATTTGCAATTGTAATTGTTGATATAACCGCTTGAGTCGCTGCTGGTACAGTATACAAAGTTGTATTTGTAAATGCTGTTGGATTTGATTGTCCTAGTACTTTGAAGGTTTGTGGCATTTTACATTCCCGATAACATTAACATTGTTGGTATTGAAGATTCTGCACTACCGCCGCCACTTACCGCAACATTTGATGCTGCTGTGATTCGACCTTGTGCATCGACAGTAATAGCCGCTGCATTTCCATCCCCGCCATAAGAACCTGCTGTGACTGCGGTGTTTGCAAGATTATGCGATTTTACTTTTGTGTTTGGCATGGGTACCTCTTGAATTTATACACTATTTAGTCAAACTAATTACCGTAAAAAATGTGCTCTTGCAACATAGGATTGGATATATACTTGTACAGGAGTTTTTATGAGTTGCTTACAAAAATTAATCGATTTTCTAACACCGGATCATAAATCGGAGATAGAAGTATTTATTGAGTCTAAAAATCCAAAATCTACGGCTGACGTAGAACATTGGATCCAATATTATTCAAATTACAGGAGAAACTAAAATGTTTTATACATTCCCACCAGTACCGACTTTCAATGAAGTTGCAGAGCGTCAAAAAGATTTTATGAAGGCCTTCATTGACCTTAAAGTTGAAGGTTTCAAGTCATACAATAAAGCTTTTGACCATGCTACATATTCCTTTTTTACTACATATACCAAAGAGTCTGAAAAATTTGTAGTAGGATTAGGAAACTATGCAAAAGAAGCCATTGACTTTGAACCAGGTAAAGTTCAATCAAGTAAAAAGTGATTTAAAATTTTGGTCACCAGTAGAACGAAATGGGTGGTACATTAAATTCTCCATCTCTAAAGATGAAAGTGTACTACTCATTTTTATTTCTGCTTACACTTGTCAAACCATCATTCGGTACTTTGAAAACGAAAATGATGCCGTCAAGTATATAAACTTCCTTTGTGAAAAAGATCCTAGTATATTATTACAAGGTAACGAAAACCCAGCTTAGTCTGGGTATTTTTATGGCAAAAGAAAAAGATTGTCCTCGCTGCGGCACTACTCATACGAAACGTGGTCCCTTTTGCTCAAGGTCTTGCGGCAATGTTCGTGAGCATACTGAAGAAGATAAAAAAGTTCGCCGCAAAAAACTCATCGAATATCACCAAACACCAGAAGGTATTGCTACCCAAGAAAAATCTCGCCGCATGGTTACGGCAATGAATAAAGGTGAAGATTGGAGAGAAATTTCGGTAGATGATTTTGCTGTTGACATTCCTGATGTAACCGATTATAATCTAGATTATGATTCATCGTGGTCTCGGGCAGAAAAGTGGTGAGCTTGACAAACACATTTTTCCGTGTTACAATGACGTATGATTATCAATGGAAAAGTACCGAAAAAACACCTCTTGGCAATTGATCATTTTGCCGAGTTGCTGTTTACGCCTGCGAGAATCGCTCAATTAGAACTTACAATTCGGTACAAAAATCTAGATGTTTTTGGTCTAGTCTATATAGATAATTATAACCTTAAAGGTAAACCAGATTCTTTTATCATTGAAGTAAACCGTTGTTTGAGTATAGATGATAAACTAAAAACCTTGGCGCATGAAATGGTTCACGTAAAACAATATTCGTTGGGATATTTAAATGAACCGATGACAAGATGGCGAGGCAAAAAAGTTTCTAAAAATATTGTATACGAAAACAAACCTTGGGAAATCGAGGCAGAGCTCTACGGTTTAAACCTTTATGAATCTTTTGTAGCAAACTACCAATGAAAGATTTACTTAAATTTCTACCACAAATACTCTCGGCTTTGCCAGAGTTATCAAAATATATCAAAATAATTCCTATACTGCTTGTACTAGCAGGCATTGGTTACGGTGCATACTATTATTTTATGAATTACAAAGACCCCTATAAATGTGTAAACAATCAAGTATTTGAACAAATACGAGTTGATTCAAATGTTTATGTTTTTAAAGGTGAAATTTGCATTGACGGCGAAAGGGTAAATAGTGAGTATAAAGAATGAATCGTCATGTAATATTTGTGGTGAGAAAAAATTTCAACAAAAAATGTGTGAAAATTGTGGAAGTGAGTCTAGGCATAGATTGCTTTATTCCACATTAGAAAAGTATGGATATTTAAACAAAAAAACCACATTCGAAAATATAAGAGTTTTACATATTTCTCCTGATCCAGGAATAGTAAATAATTTATTTT